TCACAAGGCACAATAGTCCACATGCCGGATGTTGGCGCGCAATCGTTCGCTGACCTCAGCTTGCATTTTTGCCATCGAGTTCAGAACCTTGCCAATCTCGCGCCTGGCGTGTGCGATGGCCAGATCCAGCACGCTGGGCGGGTTATGGCGAATTCGGAGCCGACGGCACATTGCAGACGCGGGCGCTTGCCAGATGTAGTGCATGCGCAGGACGCCCCGGTCAAATGGCATCAGCCGACGCCAGGCGCGCTCCACCTGCTCAGCATCAGCCTCATCGATCAGCATGCGCGCGACGTTGGCTTGCGGGGGCGCCGCTCGGTAACGACCTTCAGCTGAGCCGATCGCCCGACCGCTGCATCCGCCCAGACACTGTGCCCTTCCCTTCCTTCCTGTATTTGTCGCACTGCCGACCGTAGTCGCGCAGCGGAAACCTCCATTCTCTTGCCGGCTGGCCGTCCAGGCCGACGAACAGCGACCGATTCGCACAGTCGCCGCACGCTTTGTCCGCCCGGGCCTGCCGCTCCTGGTAGCGGATGGCTATTTCCTCTGGCTTCAGCCGGTACAAGTAGCTCAGGTGGATCACGGCAGCAACTCCACCGTCGGCACGTGCTCAAGTAGCAGCACCTATGTTTCCCTGATCAATTCCACCTCCTCGAACCCGCAATACTTGTCAAACCCCTTTGTGCCCAGCCCGTGCAGCCCCGTGGCGCCGCGGTGAACCGCGCCCGACAACCTTGGAGATAAGGGCCAGCGTGACCCGCATGTACGCCGGCACCACGTCGCGTGCCTCGATGCCCCGGTCACTCATCACGATCGGCCTTGCCAACTAGCCGCCGGCCGTACAGCCGCGTCGAGACGGCCAAGAACTCCTCAGGCGACCGATGCACTTCGTCAGCAACCTTGTGAAGCTCCGAATCTTCCCGGCAATCAATCTCGCCGTCTGCGGTGAACTCGCGGAACCGGTTGAACAAAGTGCCAATCTCGCCCAGCAACTCCTGCTGTTTGTCAGACAGCTCATCGCGCCCCCCCTGCAACTCGAGCTTCGGCAGCGGCACGAATACGCCATCGCATTGGCGCGCGACAGCTTCAGCGAAATGCGTGGTGCCGGACAGCCGACGTGGGTGGCAAAACAGATGGGGCACGCTGACTGGACGATGATCGCCCGCGTGTAGTGCGGCTGGATGCCGTCGGCTGACGCCGAGGCGGGGAATCGGGCCGTGAAGATGTTCGCCCGAAATTCTGGCAAAAGCTGGCTGAATTCTCGCCAGCATCAACGGCATATGTTGTTGATTTATAAGGAAATATTGGTGCGAGGGAGGGGAAACGCGATCCCTTAAGAATCAAGTTGCTATGGACTTTGTGCGGGAATTTCGCGGGCCGGCCGGCGACCTTACTGAGTGGTGTGTCATCAAGGTATCGCACACCATCAGCCGAGCTGGACCCCGCGCCAGATAAGGCTTTGCGGGCGGTCCGAGGCCGCAAAGCCGCATACAACATGGCACACCCCGGCACATCCACGGCACATGGTTCAGAGGTCATGTGCCGTGAATTAGGTGCTCCGTGCATCATATTTTACGAGCGCTGCCAACAAAAACGATCGCTGGTGCCGTGCCTGCTCGGTGCGCTTTCATTTCGCCCTCTTTGTTCTAGGCTAGACGGTGTATCTAGAGCGATGCTTTCTGGTCTCTTTGGGAGATGAACATGGCGAACTCACGCGGCGTGGTACTGGTTCCCTTCCGGGCTCTGCTACTGGTTCTCGCTTGCGGAGCTTCAATCGTGTTTGGTCAGCAGGTCATCGCGCCAGGTCGTGATCCCAACATTCACCAATCAGACGTTAAGGGAACCTTTAGGGATTCCTGCGAAAGCTGCCGATGGGAAACGTGGGAGTGCCGAGCGGGAACCAACGACCCCGGCGCAAATTTCTCAAACAACGCCTTGTCTTGCCTCTGCAAGCCTTACCGCGGCGACTATGACAGATATGGCGTCTGCTACCAGTTCTGTCCGAACGGCCAGCTTTGCAATAAGAACGGTGTGCTGACATGTGGCAATTGTTAGGAGGCATTGCTGGGAGCGAGCACTGCCTTCGGAGTTTTGGTGACGAGTCGAGACGCTTTATAAATCAATGCCTTGCGCAACTCGCAACTTGCAAAATCAAGGCTAACCAAGGTCAACAAGGGCCAATCCAGCCCAGCCTAGGTGAAATTTAGCTACAGTGCGCTGCTTCGCTGATTACTGTATATTCATACAGTAGTATCTTTGTGCCTCACGATGTACGCTACGCGCGGGCGCAGAGGCGCCACATATTGTGCTTAATACGCCGCATAGTCGATGGCGAGTCTTATCCCCAAAGAAAACTATGTCAGACAAGAAAGAGCAGGGATGCATTGCCCGTTGGTTCGCCCGCGAGACTCGGGGTTTACTGGGCGGGTTTTTGGGCGGGATTGTGGCGTCGGTTGTCGCGTTTGCAGCAATCAACCACTACAGCACGCCCATCAAAGTGGCGGGCGCAGACGCGGTCTCGATCGCGAACACGTATATCGTCTATACGACGTTTGTGATCGCTGCTGTTGCCGCGCTACTTGGTATTGCGGGCCTGATCTTTACAGAGCACTTTTCTATGGAGAAGGACGCCCACGTAGAGAATGCGTTCAGAGCCCTGCTCGCTCAGCTCACCACGGACGAGGACAAGGCAGTGAAGTTCGTGAAGGAACTGATGAAGAATTCTGAGGTCGTTCAGAGTGTGAACTACAGCATTAACGAAAAGATCAACGAAATCGTGGCGCAACGCAAAGCCCATGCGGGTCAACGTGAAAACGCCGCCCGCGATGAGAAAAACGCGCTTCACGATTTGTCGTAGAGGGAGGACATATGGTTAAAGCCGCCGCTGCTCCCCAAATCCTTACTGTGTCGGATCTGGGGAAATACCTGGAGAGCAAGTTTGGGTATGACATGTTTGCTGATGCACCTCCGATCGATGTCGATCACATTGCCAGCCTGCTTGGCATTGATGTGGTTGAGTCCCCAACATTTAATGGGACGACGGCAGGATCGATAGATGACGATACGGTGGGCTTGATTACCTTGGGCAAGCAGGGAACTGCGACTGTTTGGATCAATCCGCGGCAGAACTCATATGAACCGCGCCGCCGGTTCACTCTTGCCCACGAGATCGGCCACTTTTGCCTACACCGAGTTGACGGTCGACTAGAATTTGTCGATGACAAAAGCACGATGAGCCGAAGCGAATCGTATTGGACAAGGCATGAGTCCGAAGCAAATAGCTTTGCTGCAGATTTGCTTATGCCGACGAAATTGGTGAATGCAGAGGGCCGTCCGATCATTGACGCGTACAAGAAGGACAACGATACAACTACCATGCCGTTAGATCGTTTCGTTGCTCAAATGGCGCCGCGTTTCCATGTCTCCACTATGGCAATGGAATACCGCGTCAAGAATATGCTTGGCAAACGTTGATCTCTCGGATCTTCTGAAAGCTCGCCTCGGCGAGCTTTTTTTCCTCTCAGGCACACCGCCGTATGTAGCGAAGGCATGGCTAACGCTTGTTAGGCCATTCCCGCGCGATTTGAGTTTTGGTGACGTACCAGAACGCTTTATAAATCAACGCCTTGTGCAACTCGCAGATTGCAAAACCAAGGCCAAACAAGGGCAATCAAGGCCAATCCAGCATGCCCTAGGTGCAATTTAGGTGCAGTTTCTAGTCACAAAGCGGAAAGCGGCCTGAACCCTGGCACATCTCGGCACAGTCCCGGCACACCATCGGGCATTACTCGAATGTCTCAGGTGGCTTAACTGGCCGGAGTCCCATCGCAGTCGAATGTTGCCAGCAAAGCGTCATGTCGCAGCAAGTACCAAGGGCTGTGATTTTCTCGTTCTGCTCGATGACGTGGTCTGGGTAAATCAATCCTGTGTACGGTCCGAGTAGGCGAAGTCCGCGAGCTGTATCAACAAACACAGGCCCTCCCGACATCCCCGGCGCTCCGTATCCGTCCAAGACAATTTCTCGTTGGCGATCGGCGACCCGAAGTGCTGCAATGAATCGCGTCAAAACGATCGGAGTTGGTTGGCCTTCCCCGAGAGCGCTGTATCCGTACGGATATCCAACCAGATAAACCTTGTCGCCGGGGTCTACTAGATGCTCAAGGCAATTGCCTTGGTCAATCACCTGTAAGTCTGAGATACGTATAGTCTCGGGCAGACGGAGCTTCACGGCATCATGCCAGAAGGGGACACGGATACCGATTGCGTTCAAATCGCCTTGGGGCACATCCTGCTCATCTTGAAACCACAGCGGTGCGAATTTTCCACCGCTGCGATCGTAGAGAGGCAAAGTTATCTCCTGAGCCCCCCCAATTGTTTCCATTCCCTGCCCAATGGACTCGGAAGCCTGCAACTTGATCCGTATCGACATTCTGCTTGGAAGCTGATGGCCGACCCTGACGAGGTGTTTGTCATAACCAGTCACGACATGCCAGCATGTGTATAGATACAGCCCGTCGGCTTCACGCACAACGAATCCGCTTGCATACGCGTTTTCAATCGCAGCACCATTTTCGTCAAGGCACTGGAGATAGACCGCCTTGAATGGAAGGAAATGCCGGCGGTTGCTCGGGTACTGCGGGTCTGCATCCGTCAAGTCTCGTCCCCCTCAAAAATTGCAATCCGCGGGATCGCGAGCAGGTGGGGCCAATATGCCCGACCTGCTTCTTGATCGCTAAAGACAATATTGTGCAACACAATCTCGCACTAACGGGCCGACCAAAACCCGCCTTCGCAGTTGACCACCAATTACGCGCGCTTCGCACGCGGCGCCACAGGATCCGGCTCAGTGGCCATCAACTCCGCCGGATACAACCTTAAGAAGCTGCGAGCGACCTCAGTATCGCGGCACGTCAGCCAACTGCCCCGCTCCTCCCTGGGCACGACCACCACACTGCGTTTCTCCTTGCCAGGCGCGTGCATGCGTCGCATGAGCAAGTGGTTGTCCGCGTTGAGGGTCAGCATCGTGAAGGAATGCAATCCATCCGGCCACGACCGCCATAGCCCGGCAATGGCAAACGCCGGCTCATCCTGCACCCAGATCCGATATCGCGTCGACTTCGTCGGGTCGGCCTCATAGTTAGGTTCGTAGACGGCCGTCGCCGGCACTAGGCAGAGCTGGCCAGCTTTCCACGCCGCGCTGAAGCTGCGCTTCTCCCCGACCGTCTCTGCTCGAGCATTCATCGTGTCGAAGTCCTTCGGCCTAGTTCCGGCCGGCGCGCGATCGAGGATTCTGGCGCGCGGCACCATGCCAAAGCTGGCCAGGACACTGTCTCGGCGGTCGTCAGCATCGGCACGTACGATCGGCGCCGCATAGTCGCGGTATGTCTCGGGCTTCCAGTCCAGATCCGGCGGCGGCTCGATGCCGAACACGTCGCGCAGCAGCTGCCGCTGTGTGGGCCTGTAGTTCGTGCACATGCTCGCTCCCTGTTGCTGTCGTCAACTGTTGCGGCGGCGCCTTGCCTCGCGCTTGGCGGCCCATGGATCTTGTGTGGCCAGCTTGGCCGACCACTCTTCCTCTGCCCTTCTGTGCAGCTCTTCCTCGAGGCACGGCTCGCCAACCAGTTCGCGCCGCAGCGCGCCGAGCACGATTTCCAGTGCCGTGGCTGTCGATGTGCCGGCGGACGCGGGAAAGCAGGCGAGCAACTGATCGGCGCGGCGGACGATCGCCTGCAGCCTGGCGATCTCCCACAGGAGCGCGCGGACCTCTGGCGTGCGGTTGCGCCGGTACATGGCGCGGAGCTGCACGGCCGACAGCGGCTCGGGATAGCGCGAATCACGGCACTGGCCGGCGACGACATCAGCCATCGTGCGTGCCAGTAACGGCGTGATGTGTGTGCTTCCGGTTGCGCATACGCTTTTCGACCAACCACTGTATATATGTACAGTATAAATCAGCAGCGCGGCTAAAGTCGGGCGGGGGTCGGGAAAAAGGTAACCTTGGTAACCTGCAAGCGGAAATCGCCCGCAAAGCCTTATCAGGTAAGGGATTCCGGGTTTAAGCAAAAAGGTAACATTGGGGTAACTATAGGGTAACCAGATTACCTTTTATAGAGGTAACTTTTTCACCACTTCACCTCTAATAAAATCAATGACTTAGAAAAAGGTTACCTTTTTGGTTACCTCAGATTACCTTTTTGAGGTAACCCGCTGCGCCCTTTGTAATCAATGACTTATGACCGATTCTCAGGCCAGATTACCGAGGTTACCTTTTTCCTGACCCCTCCCACGTTCAGAACGTGTCGCCGTCGCCATATGAGAACTTTGGTGCACATCACGGGGCGTGGTCGCATGTGGGCAGGTTGCAGGGCCGCAAATGACCCCTCTACGTGCATAAATCTGCATAAAAACTTGCAGCCCTCTGACACCCCACGGGGCCAGCACTGGCGCGGCAAGGAGGGGGTCTAGAGACTGCATAAAAACCACTCAATGAAGCGAGCGGGTGGGGCGGGGTCTCAACCGCGCGCAACTGTTCAAAGCTGACGAGCAGCAGGGCCGAACATGCACAGGGGAACAGCGTGGTTAAATGGCGATTCCAACGCTTCTGAATACGCCCCATGAGGAATGCTTTCTACGGCTACTATCCGCCGACCGCCCAAGAACTCGAAACACTGTGGCTTCAAGGGACCGTCGTGTTCGATACAAATGTCCTGCTGAATTTGTATCGTTTGCCCGACGAGGCCCGAATTGACTTTCTCAAAGTCTTTGGACAGATCCAAGAGCGGCTGTGGATACCACACCAGGTTGCCTTAGAATTTCAGACCAACCGGATCACCGTAATCTCAGAGGGGCGCCGAAGCATCGAGACCACGCTTGCACGGAATCAGGAAATGGTTGCGAACGTCCGGAAGAACGTCGAGCAATTGCAGCTTGAGAAGCGCGGTCTTGGTATCGAACCAACAGGGCTATTGAAAGAACTGGAAGAGGCGAGCAAAGCAGTATCGGAAGCGGTTCAGAAGGTTCATCTCGCTCAACTCGATATTTCCTCCGACGATCCTATTCGCAGCCAGCTTGATGTCCTTTTTGAAGGCCGGGTTGGCGATGGCCCGAAAACCCAGGAGGATCTCGACCTGCTCGTCACCGACGGGAGGCAGCGCTACGACGACGAGATCCCTCCAGGCTACAAGGACGCCGACAAGGGTAAGAATCCTAACGATGCCACGTTTATCTTTGATGGACTCCGTTACCAACGCGAATTCGGTGACCTGATCGTATGGCGTCAATTGATCGCGAAGGCAAAAGAGTGGAAAGCCGTACTCTTCGTGACTTCTGATCGCAAGGAAGACTGGTGGTGGCGCTCGAGTGGCAAAACCATGGGCCCGCATCCGTCGCTTCTGCGCGAAATGCGCAGAAGCGCGCCGAATACTGTCTTCTGGATGTACACGTCAGATGCGTTCTTGGAGCAGGCAGGAACGTATTTAAACGTCCAGGTGAAGGACAACTCCGTTGCCGAAGTCAAGCAAGTCGCTACAGAGCAACACCTCTCGTTAGCGCTCGAAAGCCGCTGGCACAACGTTCTCACGAAGTCTCGCAAGAGCAGAGTCAAGTTTCCACAACACATCGCGGATGACAGCTCGTCAAACAATGTAGACGAGGTCTCGTACCTGAATATTGCATCTACCACGGCGTCCGAAATCATCTCGCAATGGCTTAGCGCTTCTGGGCTCAGTCCTCAAAAGGTGGGACCTCAATCGATATCCTTCGATGGCGCAAGTGACGGCGATTGGATGGTCCACGTAATCGGAGGGCTTACCTCTGCTGACACCCCGCGCATGAGACAAGAATTTTACCGGCTTCGCCTGGCAGACGCTCTTCGAGCGACTTCCTCTGGGGAGTTCCTTGCCCGCAACATCTGCTTCATTTTCGTATTTTTTAGTCAGGATCCCGACTATGTGTCGTGGTCGACGGAATTCGCTAACAGCCTTGAGATACAAGACCTTTCCAATGTCCATCGACTCATGATCGGTCACGTGAAGGACAACAAATTTGTCATGGACATCGATAGGAGGCACAAGCCCGGATGGACCCGTAATCTGGATCCATGAGCGCGTCAAGACAAATTGCGGCTACTCCAGACCATACGGGATGAACCGCACAACTTCATCGTCTAGCCACTCATTGACCTCCGCAAGCCGCTCCTGCAGCGGCTTCACCTCGTTCCTCGCAAACACCAACGCCGCCTTCTCCACATCCCCAAATCCCCCGGTGTTGTTCGGAATAATCCCCATCAACTGCGGCGGCACCCGGTGCGCCGCCAGCTGATCATCCCGCGTGACATTCTTCACATTCCAAAACTCATCCTTCGCCGCCACCTCGGAAACAGGGATCAACTGAATCCCATCCTTCTTCCCCGCCGGCGCGTACATGAACAGGTTCCGGAAATTCCCCGGCCCCTTGCTGCTCTTCAGTGCCTCGCGCAGGTTGTCGACGTCTTCCTGCTTCTGCGCGGCATCCGTCATGTACAGGATGAACCCGGCATGGCTCCCATTCTTGTAGTACCGCCGCCGGAACAACGTCGCTGACTCATTGAGCCATGTCGCATTCAACGCCGACAAGTACTCCGGCAGCCCGTACACCTCCTGGTTGATGTCTGGCTCCATCAGGTGGAACACGCTGCCCGGCTTGAACCTGTGCACGTCCTGCATGTTCTGCACGAAAAAATAGCGATCCAGATCCACGCCCCGCCGCATGTACTTGGCCAACGCCGGCTCCAGAGCCATGGGCTTGCCCAGAACGTTGTTCCGCCGCTCCAGGTACCCATTGCCGAAGACCAGGTAATCCTGCACCCATCGCGCAAACGCCGAGCGAGACAGCAGTTTGTGGGGGATGAACGTCGACACCAGGATGTTCCGCTTCACGTAGATGGGCGAGCTGTTATGCACCGCCGCCCGAAACGTCCGCGCCAGGCCGTCCCAGGGCATGGGCGGCTCAAACCAGTCCCCCATGCGCAAGCACTCCACGTAGTCCAGCAGCTCGCGCCGGTCCAGCACCGCTACCGGGTCACCGAATGAAAACGCCTCTATGCCGGAGGCCTGCGGCATCGTCTGCGCCGCGTCATTGATGCTCATGACAACTCCATAATGCTCGTATTCGTTGACGTCAGGCCCTCCAGCGGCTCGTGCGCGATCGCGTGCATACACGCCCACGCCAGATCCGCGTGGCTGGTCTCTTCCGATCGTCCCGCCTGATAGGTGACCCGCCCGCCGGCCGCCGTGGTGGTCTTCCTGATCGACATGAACGAAGCCGCAAAATCCGTCCACCCCGCATCGAACTCCAACCGCCCTTTGCTAATCACGTCGTGCGCCTTCAGCACCAGCCCGGTCTTCACGTCGACCGAGTAGGTAAAGCCCCGCGCATCGGGCCGGGACTTGCTCACGAGCTGGTAGACCGCATCGCCAATGCCCGTTCGATCGATCCCGATGTACGTGACGTTGTAGCGATCGCACACCCGCCTGATAGCCTCTGCCTGTGCCTCGTAGTCGATGCCTCGGAACTGATGCTTTTCCAGCCCCCGGAACTTCCCGCCCGGCACGAGCGGCGGCGCGACCACGACCAGGGCGGCACTGTCTCCACCGCCGCCATTCGGGTCGTACCCGACCCACACTTCGCGATTGCCGAACGGCCGTGGCGACCAGTGCCGAACGTCCTCCCACACCTCCCAGCTATCGACCATGCATCGCATCAGCATCGACAGCGGGAACACCGACGCCGTGTCGTCGATGAAGCCGCACATCAGGAGGTTCTCGAAGTCTGCGTCGCTGTACTCGAGTCGTAGCTGCGCGATGTCGAACAGGTTGCAGCCGCCCGCGATCGCGTCCTCGACCGTGACGATCTGCCGCCACTGACCATCGGCGCAGCGCCGGCCATGCCGCAGGTTCGCGTGGCTCACGTCCACGCGAATGTGGTCTTCCTTCCTCCGTCCGCGATTGAACAGCGCCCCCGACCAGAACGGATACGCCTCGTGCGCCAGGCTCGACGGTGTCGAGAAATACGTCTGCCGCCACTTCGCATGGATGGCCATGCCGGAAGCCACCTTGCGCAACTCCTGGTAGCGCTGGATCCAGAAGTACTCATCCAGGTACAGATTGCCGTGGTAGCTCTGCGCCGTGCGCGCGTTCGTGCCGAGGAAGTAGAGCGTTGCGCCGTTCGCCAGCACGATCGGATCACCCTTCAGCTCGACACCCGCCGCGTCCTTGGCGAACTGGATGATGTACTGCTTGAAGACATGCGCCTGCGCCTTGCTGGCCGAGAGGAAGATCTGGTTACGCCCCGTAGTCAACGCATCAATGAACGCCTCGCGGGCGAAGTACCATGTCGCGCCGATCTGCCGACTCTTGAGGATGTTGCGGATGCGTTCGGCCAGCCCTGCCTCATACCACACACGCTGGTACGCGAACATCGAATCCATGAACGCATCGGTCAGCGTCTCCTGCTGCTCGTCGCTGATCGCATTGCGCTCCGGCTTGCGTCGCGGCCCCTTGTTCCGGTTGGCGACGTTCGGGTTCAGGTCCACCTCATTGCCGCTCGACTCATACCGCCGCACACGCGCCAGCCGTTCGATCTGCCGGCCCAGTAGGTCGATCTCCTTGTAGTCCTTCCCCTCCTTCTGTTCCTTGCCGATCAGCAGCGCCATGCGCGCCTCCAGACTCGTGCCGATGCGCTCCACCACATCCGCCTTGTCCCAGGCATCGCGCCGCTTCCAGCCATGCACGGTCACGGCCTTCACGCCGATCATTTCCGCGATACGCGCCACGCGATAGCCCCGCCAGTAGAGCAGCCGTGCAACGCGGCGCGGCTCCATCTCGGGGTCGAGCGAGTGCGAGGTAATGGGTGGAAGCGTAGTCATGCCGCAACGCTACCGGTCGTGCGCGCGTGTGCCACCTCGCCAGTGTTGTCAGCCCGGCCAGCACAACACGATCACGTTGCCCGCGCGCGGCGCGCTGCCCAACATGACAGCACGACAGAACCACCCATGAGGCAACCATGTCTGGCAGCAGCCCAAAATTCTTCCGCATCGCCACCGAAGGCGCCACCAGCGACGGCCGCGTGATCGACCGCCAGATGCTCCTGCAGATGGCCGACAGCTACGACCCGAAAACCTACGGCGCCCGCATCAATCTCGAACACATCCGGGGTATCGACCCGTCCGGCCTGTTCAAGGCGTATGGCGATGTGACCGCGCTCAAGGCCGAGGAAGCCGACGGCAAAATGCGGCTCTATGCGCAACTGGACCCCACCCAGGAACTGATCGCGCTGAGCAAGGCAAAGCAGAAGGTCTACTGCTCGATGGAAGTCAACCCGGACTTCGCCGATAGCGGCGAGGCATATCTGGTTGCCCTCGCCGTCACGGACAACCCGGCGAGCCTTGGCTGCGAGATGCTGCAGTTCAGCACCAAGGCCAAAGTCAACCCGCTCGCCGAGCGCAAACAGGATCCGGACAACGTGTTCTCGGAAGCGGTAGCCATCGACCTCGACTTCTCCACCGAACTGAACACGCCCACCCAGCACTCCGGCCTCGCCGCCAGCATCAAGCGCCTCTTCGCCCGCCAGGACAAGGCCGAATCCGGCAACACCGCCCAGCACGCGGACGCGCATGAAGCCGTGCAGATGCTCGCCGCAGAGATCAAGCAGATGGGGCAGAGCTTCACCAAAGTCACCACGGCGTTGGAGTCCATCGCCAGCCAGGTCGACGCGATCCAGACGGAGCAGACAAAAGACAAGGCCGAGTTCTCGAGCCTGAAGCAGACGCTGGAGTCCACCGAGAACTACAGCCGCCGCCCCACTGCCACCGGCGGCAACGGCGACGCCGACATCAAGACCGACTGCTGACCACTACCCCCCCCGGAGCCCACTCCATGCGCAACAAGACTCGCCGCCTGTACGCGGCATATGAAGCCGAGATCGCCAAACTGAACGGCGTGGACCGCGTCGACCGAAAATTCAGCGTGCAGCCAAGCATCCAGCAACGGCTGGAAAGCAAGGTGCAGGAATCGAGCGAGTTCCTCTCGCAAATCAACATCCACGGCGTGACCGAGCAGGAAGGCGAGAAGATCGGCCTCGGCGTCTCCGGCCCGGTGGCCAGCACCACGGACACCAGCAAGGCCGAGCGCCAGACCCGCGACCTGTCGGCGCTGGACGCCCACCGCTATCGCTGTGAGCAAACGAACTCGGACACCCACATCACCTACCAGCGGCTGGATGCCTGGGCCAAGTTCCCCGATTTCCAGACGCGCATCCGCGACGCCATCCTACGCCGCCAAGCACTGGACCGCATCATGATCGGCCTGAACGGCGTCAGGCGCGCGCCAACGTCAGACCGTATGGCCAACCCGCTGCTCCAGGATGTGAACAAGGGCTGGCTACAGCATCTGCGCGAAGCCGCGCCCGAGCGTGTCCTGCACGGCGGCAAGGCCGAGGGCAAGATCGTGATCGACGACCGGAAAGAGAGCCGGGCCACACGCGACTACGGCACGCTCGACGCGCTCGTCTTCGACCTGTGCAATCAGCTCATCGCGCCGTGGTACGCCGAGGATCCCGATTTGGTCGTGATCTGCGGCCGCCAGCTTCTGGCCGACAAGTACTTCCCACTGGTGAACATGGATCGCGAGCCGACGGAAAGGCTCGCCGCCGACCTGATCATCAGTCAGAGGCGCATCGGCAACCTGCCCGCCGTGCGCGTGCCCTTCATGCCGCCGACATCGCTGCTGGTCACCCGTCTGGACAACCTGTCCATCTACTGGCAAGAAGGCAGTCGCCGTCGCACCATTGCCGACAACGCCAAGCGCGACCGCATCGAGAACTACGAATCCAGCAACGACGCCTACGTGATTGAAGATCTGGAATGCGTCGCGATGGCCGAGAACATCGAAGTGGTGCTGGAATGACGAGCCCGGCCCGGAATCACTTCCTGCGCGTGTCGGCGGCGCGCGCAGCTACCGCGGCAGATGCCGCCCACCCGCTGCGCCACGCCACTGGTCACGAACTGATGCTGGCCCAGCTCGCCGAGCACAAGCGGCAGCTCAAGCAGATCCAGTCCATCGAACGCAAGGCCGACGCCAAGCGCTCGATGCTGCCCGACTACGCCGCATGGATCCAGGGCGTGCTGGAAGCGGACGCCGGCCTGCAGGACGAGGTGTTCATGAGCGTCATGGTCTGGCACATCGACGTGGGCGACTTCGCCGGCGCCCTGCCCATGGCCTGTTACGCCATTCGTCACCGCCTGGTGATGCCCGACCAGTACCAGCGCACCACTGCCTGCCTGATCGCCGAGGAATACGCGGCCATGGCCATCAAGGCCGCCGAGGCCAGCCAACCGGTGGACGTCGAGGCACTAGGCGAGATCGCACAGCTCGTCGAAGCCGAAGACATGCCCGACGAAGTACGCGCCAAGCTCCACAAGGCCATTGGGTACGCTGATCTCGCGCTGGTCGGCACCCTGCCCGCCGGCGAGCAGCAGGCGCGGCGACAGCACGCGCTGGCGAACCTGCAGCGCGCGTTCGAGCTGCACGACAAGGTTGGCGTGAAGAAGGACATCGAACGTCTCGAACGAGACATCAGGAATGCTGCCCCAGCCACCGCCAAGGAGGGCGACGGCAAGGGCTGACACCGGGCGTGACCCCGCGCATCAGGCGGCACGGGGTGTCCACGGGCCACGCCACGCGGCAGGCCCCGAACGGTCACCCCGTCCACCGCCTCCATCGATCCATCTAGCACTCATGTCTTCCTTCCTCGCTTCAGCACCGGCTCCGACCAACCTGCGCACGATCGTCAACGACGGGTTCTTCCCCGAAATCGACGTCAACACCGCGCTGGCGGCCATGCGTCAGGACGGCACCGCCACCGCCGAGCGCCTTCGCGCCGCGCTGGTCGATGCCGTGCTGTCGGTCAATGACGATCTGCGGTCGTGGCAAGCCATGCAGCAAGCGGCCGGCCACATGACGCTGGAAGCGGTACCAACCGGGCAGATCGACGGCAAGCCATCCCATCTGCACCGCTACTTGCGTGCCGTGTATTGCGAGGCCCGCGCCGGACTGATCGAGCGATACCGCGATTACGACGCCACGGCTGCAGGGGACCGTAAGGCCGAAGCCCTGATGCAGGCAGTCGAGGATCTGCGCCGCGACGCACGCTGGGCAATCAGCGACATCGTGGGCCGGTCGCGCAGCACCGTGGCGTTGATCTGATGCGCGTGATCACCATGCAGGGGGACACCGTGGACGCGATCTGCCACCGCGTCTATGGCCAGACGGCCGGCATCACCGAAGCCGTTCTGGAGGCCAACCAGGGCCTGGCCGATCTTGGCCCGGTCCTTCCGCACGGCACGCTCGTTGACGTGCCCGACCTCCCGCAGCAGCCCAAAGTGCGGCGCATCCAGTTGTGGGACTGACACGAGACACCAACAGAAGGCACCAACACAAGGAACCAACCATGGCCGAACCCATCTCCACCAGCTCAACCGCCGCCCTCGCGGTGACAGGCGTCGGCGCCGTCTCGCTGCTGCCCGGCGTCGACGCGGCGACGGTACTCGGCGCCTTCGCCGGTGCCGCCGTCTTCGCGCTCAACTCCGACGAGCTGTCCACCGGCAAGAAAATCGCATTCCTGCTCCTTTCCATCGTAATGGGCTGCCTAGCCGCCCCGCTAGCCGCGACGCTGATCGCCCGTGCGCTGCCCGCTGATACGCACGTCAGCCACGGCGTCGGGGCGCTAATCGCCTCGGCGGTGCTTGTGAAGTTCCTGCTGGCTCTGATCCGGCTGGCCGACCGCAGCGACCGCCTGATGCCGCATGTCCGCGATCCCAGAGACGGAGGCAAACAATGAACGCCAACACCCTCTTCACACTGCAGGCAGGCCTGTGCGCGCTGATCGTGATCCGCCTGCTGCTCTTCCGCCGCGCCGGCGGGGCGCACCGGCCCTGGGCAGCGCGGCTCGCCTACCTGCTGATCGTCATGTCCGGCACCGTCGTCATCGGCGTGCTGTTCGGCTGCTACGAATGGGCGCTGGCCGCGCAATGCGCCATCACCGCCGTGCTGTGCGTCGCCCTGTACGCGGTGCGCGGCAACGTGGTCGAACTGTTCCGCATCACCGGGCTGCACAGCGACGATGACCGCGAACCCTTCCTACTGCGCTGGCTCCGGAGATCCCGCCATGACCACACTTCGACGCGGTAACCTCGGCGCCGACGTGCGCGAACTGCAGCGCCTGTTACGCACGCGCGGCGCGACCCTCGACCTGACCGGTGAATTCGATGACGCCACCGCGTCGGCCGTCCGCGCCGCACAGTCACGCTATGGCCTGGTTGTGGACGGATTGGCCGGCCCCAAGACACTGCTAGCCCTCCAGCTCGACGGCCGCCAGCCTGGCGAGCTCGGCGCGGATGACCTGCGCCGCGCGGCGGCTACGCTCGACGTCCCGTTGGCCAGCGTCCGCGCAGTCAATGAAATCGAGAGCCTGGGCCTCGGCTTCCTGCCCGATCGCCGCCCTGTGATCCTGTTCGAGCGCCACATCATGTACCGCCAGCTCCGCGCCGCCGGCCACGACGCGAACGCCCTCGCCCGCCACTACCCGAACATCGTCAACCCGAAGCGCGGCGGCTACATGGGCAAAGCCGCAGAACAGATGCGCCTCGCCCGCGCCTCGGACATCGACCACGCCTGCGCACTGGCTTCCGCGAGCTGGGGTCTGTTCCAGATCATGGGCTACCACTGGGAACGCCTCGGGTACGCCAGCGTGCAGGACTTCGCCGATGCCATGCGCTTGGGCGAACCCCAGCAGCTCGACGCCTTTGTCCGCTTCGTGCAGACGGACCCGGCACTGCACAAGGCCCTGAAAGGCCAGAAGTGGGTGACGTTTGCGAGCCTCTTCAACGGCCCCGCGTACAAGGACAACCTCTATGACGTGAAACTGGCACGTGCCTTCGCACGCTACGGGGCTGAGGAAGGGGAAAGAGAACAGGAAACGAAACAGGAACAGGTGCCCGCATGAACCGCTCCCTCATCATCGCCCTGGTCGTGGCCCTCGCCCTGCTCGGCACCGCCAGCGCCGCCGCCCGGCTCACCGACCGCTACCGCGACGCCACCCGCCGTGCTTCCGAAGCCGAATCACTCGTCGCCTCGCTACGCACCCAGCTCGACAGCACCGACGCCAGCGTGGTCGAAGTCACCCGCTACGTCGACCGCGTCCAGACCATTCAGGTCAAAGGCGACACCATCATCAAGGAAATCCCGCGCTATGTCCCCGTCGAAGCTGATGCCGCTTGCACTGTCCCTGCTGGCTTTGTCCGCCTGCACGACGCCGCCGCCACTGGCGCCGTCCTGCTTGATCCGCATCCCGGAGATGCTGATGCGGCCCCCTCAGGGATACCGCTCTCTGCCGTCGCCCGTACCGTCGCCGGCAACTACACCACCGGCCACATCGACGCCGAGCGCCTGAGGTCGCTGCAAGCCACCCTCCGCGCCCAGGGCGTCACCATCATCGGCGAGCCAGCGCCATGAGAAAGCCCGCCGAACTGCGCGAAGCCATCACGGCGGCGGTACCCGACCTCAAGCGAAATCCGGACAAGCTGCACCTGTCCGTGGAAGAAGGCCGCGTGGTGGCCACGGGCGCGAGCACGATCTCGTTCGAGTACCAGTACACCCTGACGCTACTGGTCACCGACTTCGCCGACAGCGCCGACGCCATCACCGTGCCGGTGCTCGCCTGGCTGCGCGCCAATCAGCCCGAATTGTTCACCAACCCAGATAAGCAGCCGGATGGGTTCAAGTTCGAAACGGACATCCTGAACCACGATTGCGTCGACTTGCTGATGCGCCTGCCGCTGACCGAGCGGGTGGTCGTGAAGGTGGCCGGGGACCGCTACGACGTCACGCATTCTCCTGAGCCTATTGACCCGTACGACGACTCGTCAGGCTGGAAGCTGGCAGGCGTATGAAGGATCTGGACGAACTGACCGCCTGGACCGGCGCGCTGTTGCGAAGGCTCGACGCCAAGCAGCGCCGCACGCTGATGCGAGCCATCGGCACCGAGCTGCGCCGCCGGCAGACGGCTCGGATCGCAGAGCAGCGGAACCCGGATGGCTCAGCATATGAGCCGCGCAAACGGCAGCTGCGGCAGCGCGTGGGACGGGTCAGACGGACGATGTTCGCGCGCCTGCGCACGTCGCGGCATCTGCGGGCGCGGGGCGATGCGGATATGGCGGTGGTGCGGTTTGTGGGCGGGGCTCGACGGATTGCGGAAGTCCACCACTACGGACTACGGGATCGAGTTAATCGGGGTGGGTTGGAGGTGGAGTTTGCTCGGCGGGAACTATTGGGGCTCGAGGATGGAGATGTGGAGTGGTTGGGAGATGTGGTTCTTGCCCATATCGTCATCGATCGTCTACACGCCGCGCCCTGACCCACTTTGGCCACACTAGACCCTAGTTGCACAGCGTCAATATGCATCTTTCAACCCGCGGCTGGCAACCTGCGAGGGCAAATGCAGATGCCCCTGAAATTGATTCCAATCGATACATCTTAATGCATTATCTTAACAACAAGGCATTCCCCTGACAGCATACACAAGAAAAATCTCAACGACCGTCGCATTAATTTCTAGTCAGCATCAGAAATATCAAAAAACTTTGACAGCGAATCGCGCATCGCCACAATATATTCAGAATTCTCCTCGGGCGCTATGAGGGCTGACAATTCCGACCCAACCGGAGTCATGGAATAAGAGTTCAATTTTATATTGTCTCGCTTTGCCACCAGACTCAATCGAGTTGACGCAAAGCGCATTAACAACTTACTGCCGCGCGGCATACCCTTTACATTTACAAGCTCATCTTCGTAGATCAGACCAATATTTGACAAATTAACACGATCCAAAAATGAGAGCCCAAAGTCACTCAACTCGATTTTTGGTGACTCTACGACCGACATCCAATTCGGGCGATAAGCACCACAGAAAATGGATCTCCGGCTGGCCTCATCAAACATGCTTGACGCCAATTGGCAGGCGACTTGAAACGCACCGGCCTCCCGTCGCGTTATTTTTCTCAGCACATTAAGTGATCTCGGAGAAAATGATCCTGGCGCTCCAACCTCAAGTGCAAGCACACTTGACCAGAGAGCTTGCATTTCGGTGTTCGATACCGTGCGCACATGTTCGAAAAAACCTGCAATCCAATCATCATCGACATTTTCAGCAGAAACATCAGGTTGAATATTTTCGAATGCTCCGACGACAACATTTTCGATGTTCTGTTGCTCCCGAAGGGCCTCATGGCGGAGACGCGCTTGCATCCGCATCTCCAAATCCCGTCTCCCTTCCGCAAGGATAATATCCGCCTTTATCGTAGCCTTGGCAGATTCAACAATATTTTTCCCCCGCGCGTCTCTCTTGGCAGCATCAAGCAAGCGCCTCCGATAATCTTCAGCATCTGCTTCCCGCTTAATTCCATAAGGTCGGTAGACCGCACCAATTGCACGCTCCACTACGGAAATCAATTTTTCAGCACCTTTCCCCAAGCCCAGCAAGTCTTCCATGATAAAACAGTGTGTTACCCTTAGAATAAGAAGCACGGAGGCAATGCCATCATCATGCCGTGGCAATGAACGCACAAGCAGTATTAACTTCTAGACCACCCCGAAGAGCCGATCAACGACCTCGCCCAGCGCCCCCACCCGAACAAATGCACTACGAGGAATGCTTCGCTGGTTCGGCCTCATCAGCTTCACCCCAGAGGCATTGGCCTTCGTATGGATCGCAACCTTCATCTCCCGGATGTCTGGCAGTGGCTGCCCGGGCGGCTTTCCAAACCATAGGAACGACTCGAAATCCAGTTTGGGTGTCACCACGATCCAGAGAATACAGCCGCTTGACTTGCGCATGAGATTGAGGCTGGCGGTCACACTTGTCCGTTTTCCGCCAGCCACGCTCACCTTGAGCTGAATGTGGCGAACCGTTTCGCCGTAGCTCATCACGAGATCGTAACCGCCAGCGTCGAACTCCGAGCGAAGCACCTCGACGTCAGTAATGCCACGCTGCCACAGCAACTGCAAGACACCGCCAATGAACAGATGCTCGACAATCCGCTCCCGGAAGACAGAATGGACCGCATGCTGGGCAATGCCATCTGCCGATTGACTAGCTTCTTCGTCCACACCCCCTCCCCCTAGTTCTTGGCCGATACCGGTCGCATAGCGCGACTTTTATGCGGCCAGGAGCCCATCTCGCAAAGTGCCAAATCAGTTGCACCACAACCTAGCACAACGTTATTCGAATGACGGCTCCGCGCTGTTCGGCGCTGCAATAGCAGCCGTTTTGACAGGTTGCAGCGACCGATGCAGATCTCGCAGATGAACTGCAGTCTGTTCGATGCTGGGATATACGGTAGTCTCGTTGATGTTGATTCGGTCCAGCTGTTCGAGAATGTGCTTTTTGTCCTGGATCTTGACTCGGCTGATTTCGATCCCACTCTGGCCGGCATCGGGAAGCGCTGCCTCATGCCCAAACAGCAGGAAGGCGCCGGACTGCGATTTGATGCGCGTATTAGTGCGTTTTGCCTTCACGCAGATGATTGACCCCAGATCATCTGGGACGATCCGTCCCTCGAAATAACCCTTCTCCGATTTAATATGATGGAGCAGCTTCTCTGCGACGTCCGTTCCATTAAATTCAGTTTTGTTGAGACCGAGATCGATCTCATTCTTCTGCGCATACGTCAAGTTGGAGAGGTTGGAGAGGCAACTGACGGTATCAGAGTCATAGTATTTCACCACCTCCGACGAGACTTGGAAGACGATGACCTCGCCATCAATGTCGAGTTGGTCCGGCCCGCAGGAGCAGGCGAAGAAGAGCGCCACCAGCGGATTGCCGGAGATGTCCAGCAGCCTCGTAGGCAAACCGTAGTGCTGCATGCGCACGAGGCGGTCAAAACAGTACTGGTCGCCGTGAAACTCATCGTGATGCGCGATCAGTAGTTCCTTACAAAGCCGATCCTCGCTGGGCATGAATTGCCAGTCACCATTATCCCATTTGCGCAGCAGAGATGGTGTCAGCTCATAACGGGCATCACTGTGACCTCGGAAAAAGGTTTCAGTCGCGGCCTTCCCCGGCGATTTGTAGAGCAGTTGGAGGAAGGACTCCACGCTGTGAGCGGTGCCAAGGATCTTCTTGACGCGTGGCGGAGGCTGGATCTTTGCGTCGCCAACAGCCGGCGCTTCTTGCTGCGTGATGAGATGAGCGAGATCTGGCTTAAGAGCAGCTAATCGGCGCAGCACATCCTTCGCATCGCCTTCCCGGACGGCCCAGTGAGTGCGGTAGAGCTGGAACCGATCCGCGCCGAACACCGAGCCGGCAGTCTTAATGTCGTCGAACTCGACCTCGCCGAAATCGATCAATGTCTCGAAAGCCGTGGAGACTTCCTTCTCCCCTGGCGTGATGTGGGAAATCCGACCGTACCTGATGAGCATGGAGGCGGCGTTTCCGGTTAACTTGACCTCGCTGCACAGAAAGGTCGGCAATCTTTCGAGAAAGGCAATCGCCGTCGGATCGAGGCTTTCAAGCCGCTTTTCGGTGTCGGACGGCGTGTACTCGAACATACGCCCCCGGCCCATGGTGACATCATCGAGGCCCCCCTCGAAAGAAGCCCAATTGCCAATGGAAATGTAGTTGAAGCTTTCCACCATACTTCCTCATTCTTTTCGTCCAATTCGCCTCCGCGTTTGTATGCTTCATTTCGCGGAAGCGACCTTCCTTCCAATCGGGGATGAGATGGCTGTCGCTCGCCAGGTCTACACGTAGCGATCAGCGACTTGTTTGTGCGTCGCCATCCATACCAACTTCCAGCTCCCAAGGAGTCTCTTAGCCCATCGAAAATTGGACTGCCTTGAAATACTTCGTCACCGCGGCGGCTTTGGCGGCGAACTCCGCGGGACGCTCTGCCACTTCAGCACCGATAAACGTACCCGCACAGAAGCCGTCGTAGCGAAGTTCCACCCCATGGGACGCGCTGAGAATGCCAACTGCACCTCGCAAACAGTCCTCAATGCTAGAGCCGTTGCCGGAATCTAACGCGGGGGGGCCACTCGAATCTGCCTCGGCCACCCACTCGTAGAGCGAGGTTTCCAGCTTTTCGATACGCAGCACGATAAAGAAGAACTGGTTGCTCATATGCGCACGTATCTCCAGGTTTTCAGCCCTAGAGCCTGGGCCGCGAGCTTGGCCGTCTCCTTGTCACCGAAGAGCGGGACTTTCTTCAAGTCCAGCTTCTCCACGAGCTCAAACTGACCCGGCTCCAAATCACGGTTGTATTTAAACTTGTACCATCGCACTACTTCTTCGGTGGTCGCCAAGATGTAAGTCACGTGGACTCCTTACGAAAGAATGCCCAACTCGATTGGTATGGAATGTTCGTTTGCTCCAGGCAGCCAACACCACCTCTGTTAGCCTTAAATCTTCGCACTTGAACACTCCAGCCAACACCCCCAGCAAGGATGGACCTGCAAGGGCAGATGTAGCATCAAGAAAACAATCGGTTGGCTATGATCGGTTGTGCCACAACCCAGCACAACGCAAATCGAATGACCACCCCGCGCGCGTAAGGCACGCTGGCGGGCATGGATCTCGCCGACCTCGCCCGCCTCATTGAAAACCTCCTGCGCCTGGGCACCATCGCTCAGGTACAGCACACCGCCCCGCCGCGCGTGCGTGTCAGAACGGGCGGGATCGAGACCGACTGGCTCCCCTGGGCCGAGCTTCGCGCCGGGCGCACCCGCACGTGGAACCCGCCCACCGTCGGCGAACAGGTGTTGCTGTTCTGCCCCAGCGGCGACACCCGAAATGGCGTGGTGCTGTGCGGCATCCCGTCCGACGACACCGACACCCCGAGCCACAGCCCAGACGAAACGGCCACGCTATACCCAGACGGTGCGCTGACGGTCTACAACCACGCGACCGGTACGCTTTCGATCACGGGTATCCAGAAGGTCATCGTGGAGGCGGCCACCAGCGTGCTGGTGAAGTGCCCGGACACCACGTTTGACGGCGATGTGACGGTCAAGGGCCTGTTCTCGTACGAAAACGGTATCGCCGGCCAAGGCGGTGAGAACGGCAACATCATCCGGGGTGACGTTGCACACGAGGGCGGAAACCTCTCGTCCAACGGCGTCGTGGTCCACGATCACGGCCACGGCGGCGTGCGGCGCGGCGGCGACTGGACGGACGGCACCCGATGACTTACATGGGCCTGAACTCCGCCACCGGTCGCGCCATCGCCGACCTGCCGCACATCTGGCAGTCCATCCGCGACATTCTCACCACGCCAGTTGGCTCTCGCGTCATGCGCCGCGCGTACGGTTCCCAGGTGCCCATGCTGATCGACCAGCCCCTGAACGACGTTACGCGGCTACGTGTCATGTCCGCATCGGTGGCCGCTATCGTCAGATGGGAGCCACGGGTGCAGGTCAGCGCCGCCGCGTTCGTGAGGCGCGATGTCCGTTGATATTGACGCTGATCGGGTCGACGGTGCACGCGGTACGCCGCTGGGCCGGATTTCCATTCCCGTGCGCGAGGCCCGGCCATGACTACGCCGATCGATCTCTCCCGCCTGCCCGCCCCTGACGTGGTCGAAACGCTCGACTACGAAACCGTGCTTGCCAGGCGCAAGGCGCGGTACATCGGTCTGTTCCCGCCCTCGCAGCAGCCTGATGTGGTCCGGGCGCTGGAGCTGGAATCCGAGCCCGCCCTGAAGCTGCTACAGGAGAACGCCTATCTCGAGCTCGTGCTGCGCCAGCGCATCAACGACGCGGCCCGCGCGCGCATGTTGGCTTACGCGAAGGGCAAGGATCTTGAGCACGTCGCGGCGAACTACAACGTCAAGCGGCTCGAGGTGGTCCCTGCGGACCCTTCCACGGTCCCGCCCACCCCTGCGGTGATGGAAGAGGACGATTCGCTGACCGAGCGCACCCAGCTCGCATTCGAGGGCCTGTCGACGGCCGGGCCGCGTGAAGGGTACAAGTTCCATGCACGCAGCGCTGACGGCCGTATCGCCGACGTCAGCGCTACAAGCCCCGAGCCCTGCGAAGTGGTGCTCACCGTGCTCGGCATCGAGGGCGACGGGAGTGTCGGGCAGGATGTCCTGGCTAACGTGGCAGCAGCGCTGAGCGACGAGGATGTCCGACCTCTGGCTGACCGTGTCGCGATCCAGTCCGCACGTATCACCCGCTACGCGATCGACGCCACGGTCTACACCAAGACCACCGGTCCGGAGCGCGAACTCGTACTGGCGGAGTCCAGACGGCGTGCCGATGCCTACCGCAAGGCAAGCCGCCGACTGGGCCGGGATATCGACCGCTCGGCCATCAATAACGCCCTGTTTGCCGAAGGTGTTTCTCGCGTCGAGCTGCGGCAGCCCGCCGAGGACGTCGAACTGGACGAAACCCAGGCGGCGTTCTGCACCGGCGTGTCGATCGTCGACGGGGGCGCGCGTGAGTGATCTGTTGCCGCCCCTTATGCCACCCAACGCCACACCAGTCGAGCGCCATCTCGCGGCCACCGGCGCGGCCATTGCCGATATCCCCATCCCGCTGCGGGACATCGGCCATGCTGCAACCTGCCCGGCCAATGTGCTGCCCGTGCTCGCCTGGGAGCGCTCCGTCGACCGATGGGATGCCGACTGGCCCGATGCCACCAAGCGCGCGGTAATCAACGCATCGTTCCTCGTGCACCAGCGCAAAGGCACGGTGGGCGCAATCCGCCGCGCCATCGAGCCGCTGGGGTATCGGGTCCAGATCGTGCCCTGGTATGAGATGCAACCGCATGGCCGTCGCGGCACGTTCTCGCTTGAGATCGTGGCGACCGCGCGGGGTATCTCCGCCGAGATGTACGAGGAACTGAAGCGCCTGATCGACGATGCCAAGCCGCTGTCCCGCCATGTTGCGGAACTCACCATTCATCTCGAAGCGCGCGGTGCAGCACACATGGGCGGCCTGCCGATGCTGGGCGACGTCATCACCGTACATCCGCGCCTGTCCCATCCGGCCACGGTCAGCGGATGCGTCCGGCACGTGGGCGCGTACCACGTTACCGACACCCTCACCGTCTACCCACGTTCCCTACCCGTCACGGTCGACGGTGGCCTGCGCCATGCCAGCGCGTGGCACCTGATTGACACCGTCACTGTCTTCCAAGGATCGCTATGACCCAACGATTTTTCCTACTCCCCACGGCTGCCGGAGAAGCACGGATTGCCAGTGCACTGGCACTCGGTACGTCGCTCAAGCTGACGCACATGGCCGTAGGAGACGGCAACGGCGTGCTGCCCGAGCCCACCCGCGAACGCACATCCCTGGTCAACGAGAAGCGGCGCGCACCGCTGAATGCGCTCACGCCCGACCCGGACAATCCCGGCCAGTACGTCGCCGAACAGGTAATCCCCGCCGAGGTAGGTGGCTGGTGGATTCGAGAAGGTGGGCTCTACGACGAGAACGGCGACCTCTGCTACTACAGCAACATCCCGGAGACGTACAAGCCCAGGCTAGCCGAAGGCTCCGGCCGGACGCAGGTGATCCGCCTGGTGGTCCTGGTCACTGGCAGCGTGAGCGTCGAGCTGAAGATCGATCCATCGGTGGTGATGGCCACCCGTCAATATGTTGACGATCGCGTCGACAGTCGCGTCAAAGAATGCGCCGCCAGCAGTCTCCCGGCCGCCCTGGGCACCGCCGCAGGCATCGGCGCGGATCTGGGCACGACGAACGCAGCAGAGGGTAACCTCGACGAGCTGCTGACGCCGGGCGAGTACGCCTACACCAGCGCCAACCCGAACGCGCCCAGCGACGCCGGCGTCATAAAGGTGTGGCGCGAGAACTCGCAATGGGTCTCGCAACTCTGCCAGTCCAGAAACGGCGAACTGTTCGTGCGCACGCGCAATGCCGATGGCGCGTGGTCACCGTGGCGCTGGAATGCGACGCTGCCCAGCAACCACGTCGCGTACAGCAGCATCGGTGCTTCCGTCAACGCCGGTATCGCTAACGAACTCACCACCCCACAAATCCAGATCGAGCGCGGCGTGTATCTCATCTCGCCATACAACTGCGGCTTCGAAGTCGAGAACAGCGACGGCTCCTACTACCTGACATGCCTTGCCCAGTTCGACGCGGGCAGTGGCGAGTCTGGCTTCACCAACCTGCAGCAATCCGGCCTGGGCCCCTACAACCAGCCCCCCTTCCTTGTCCGGGTGTTCTCGGCCACGGCAACGGTCAGGTTCATCCTGAAAAACAACGGCAGCACCCCTCCGGGACGTGGCACCGTCCGCGTTCGGGGCAATCACATCAACGCCTTTGCGTTCTATGGCAACAAGGTACTCTGACATGCATAACATCTACATGAAAATGCCAACCGTGGCCGGCGTCCGGATGCCGGGCATCATCGCCGCCGGCGTCCAGGTGCCGCAGGATGATTTCAATGACGTCTGGCGCGGCTTTCAGGCGTTCGTGGCCAGCGGCGGTGTGCCCCACCCCTTCGATGCCACGCAGCAGTGGGACGGCGACGCCTACGTGCGCGATACCGACCTCGCGGCACAAGCCCTGGCCGAAGCGAAGAAGCTGGCCCTGCACCGCGTTGACGCCTTCCACGCCGAGATCGTGCAAAGCCTGGTCGACAATCCCACCCAGGTAGAAAAAGACACGTGGGCGCTGAAGCTGGAGACGGCAGACGCCATCGCGGCAGGCGCGGCGCTTTCCACCGCCGGCGAGCAGTTCGTCACGGCGGCCGGCTTGCATGACGAAGCGGCCCGGCAGTCATGGGCGCAGGCGGTTCTGGTCAACGCCGCTGCCTACGCCAGGGTAGTCGGGCTGGCCGAGCGCCTGCGCGACAACGCCCGCACGGCCATTCGCGCAGCCAGGGACGAAGCCGACATCGCCGCCATCCTGACAGCACAGCGGCAATCGGCGGAGAAGACGGCCGCCGCGCTGCAACGCTGACAGCGATGTCGAGCTTCACCCGCCCCGCCGACCTGCGTATGCTCGACAACTACCGCTGGGAACTGTTGTCGGCTTTCGAGTTTCACGTCGGCGAGTATCCGAGCGCCGACGTGATCCGCGTGCCGGTCGGCACGGTCACGGATCTGGCCAGCGTGCCCCGGCTACTCTGGGCACTGTTCCCGCCGCACGGCCGCTGGGCAAAAGCCGCCATCATTCACGACTACCTCTATGCGAACGCGATCGGCACCAAGGCGTACGCCGATCGCACCTTCCTTGAAGCCATGGAAGTGCTCGGCGTGTCGCGGTTCGCGCGCACGCTGATGTACTGGGCGGTGCGAATCAGGGGTCGGGGCGCGTACTAGCTCGCCCGAAACCTGCATCAGGTGTTGTGCCAGACGCCGGCACAACACCCTCCCCGCGACACCCTCGCGCGTGCGCAGCATCCTACCGGGACGATTCCGTCATCGCACTCCCGGAGGGCTGCATGTCATCTGACTACCACCACGGCGTTCGTGTCGTTGAGATCCACAACGGCACACGTCCAATCCGCACCATCTCTACCGCCGTGCCCGGCATTGTCTGTATCGCCGACGATGCCGACCCCACGGTCTTTCCGCTCAACAAGCCGGTGCTGCTCACCAATCCCATGTCGAGCCTCGGCAAGGCCGGTGACAAAGGCACGCTCGCGCCAACACTCGATGCCATCACCGATCAGTCGAATCCTCTGACGGTCGTCGTGCGCGTCGCCAAGGGCGCAACCGATAAGGAAACCACCTCAAACCTGATCGGCGGCACGGACGCCAACGGCCGCTTTACGGGCATGAAGGCGCTGCTGTCTGCAAAGAACAGCCTGGGTGTGACGCCACGCATTCTCGGCATTCCCGAGCTCGACAGTCTTCCCGTAGCCGCTGAGCTGGCCAGCATCGCGCAGAAGCTGCGCGCTTTCGCCTACGTGTCGGCGTTCGCGTGCCAGACGAAGGAAGAAGCCGTCGCCTACCGCGACAACTTCGGGCAACGCGAGCTGATGACGATCTGGCCGGATTTCATCGGATGGGACACGGTCTCCAATGCCGAATCGACGCTGTGGGCCACGGCGCGCGCGCTGGGCCTGCGCGCGAAGCTCGACAACGAAGTCGGCTGGCACAAGACGCTGTCGAACGTGGCCGTCAATGGCGTGACGGGTCTTTCCAGGGATGTGTTCTGGGATCTGCAAGACCCGACCACCGACGCTGGCTATCTCAACCAGAACGAAGTCACGACGCTGGTGAATTTTCAGGGGTTCCGCTTCTGGGGATCTCGCACGTGCAGCTCGGATCCGCTGTTCGCCTTCGAGAACTACACGCGCACCGCGCAGGTGCTGGCCGACACCATGGCCGAGGCGCACGCCTGGGCCATGGATTTGCCGATGCACCCGTCGCTGGTGCGGGACATCCTCGAAGGCATCAACGCCAAGCTCCGGTCCCTGACGCGCAATGGCTACCTGCTCGGTGGGGAAGCCTGGTACGACCCGGAGTTCAACACCAAGGACACGCTGAAGGCGGGCCAGCTCGGCATTGACTACGACTACACGCCGGTGCCGCCCCTGGAAGACCTGACACTGCGCCAGCGCATCACCGACCGCTACCTCATGCAGTTCGCCCAATCGATCAATGCATAAAGCGTTTCGACAGCCCGAACCTTAAAGGAACACCATGGCACTGCCTCGCAAACTCAAGAACTACAACGTCTTTCATGACGGCGTGAGCTACGTCGGCCAGACCGAGGAATTCACGCAGCCAAAACTGGCGCGCAAGCTGGAGGAATACCGCGCCGGTGGCATGAATGGCCCGGTCGATATCGACCTGGGCGCGGAGAAGATGGAAGCCGAAGCCACCTACGGCGGCATCATGCGCGAAGTCTTCAAGGCATGGGCCATCACGTCGGTCGACGGCGTGCTGCTGCGCTTTGCCGGCGCGTACCAGCGCGACGACTCCGGCGAAGTGGACGCGGTGGAAGTCACCATCCGTGGCCGCCACACCGAACTCGACCTCGGCAATGCCAAGGCCGGCGACAACAGCCAGTTCAAGGTCAAGTCCTCGATCAGCTACTACAAACTGGCCGTGAACGGCGAAGTCTGGTGCGAGATCGACCACCTGAATTTCATCGAGACCATCTTCGGCGTCGACCGCCTGGCCGAACAGCGCCGGGCAATGGGCCTGTAACGCAGCATCTTTCCCTGTCCCCCTCTTTCTCCATTTTTTTCATATCAAGCCATGAAGCCGACCACTACTGATATCGCCCTCGACCACCCCATCAAACGCGGCGAACAGACCATCGCCAGGATTCAGGTACGCAAGCCCGGCAGCGGTGAGCTGCGCGGCTGTAGCCTGATCGACCTGTTGCGCATGGACGTGTCAGCACTGCACGTCGTGCTGCCCCGCATCACAATGCCAACGCTGACGCAGCACGACGTCGGCCAGCTCGACCCCGCAGACCTGATGCAGCTTGGCGCGGCGGTGAGCAGTTTTTTGCTGACGAAGTCGGCGAAGGAGGACGGCTTCCCGAACGAATCGAGCACGCCATCGCCGACATTGCAGTGATCTTCCACTGGCCCCCTGACGTGATGTACGCCATGGGAGTCGCCGAACTGATGGCATGGCGCGACCGTGCCTACGAACGCAGCGGAACCGACGAATGAGCACGCCCCGAAATCTCAGGCTGGAAGTTCTGCTGAATGCAGTGGATCGCGTGACGCGGCCGTTCAAGGCGATCATGGGGAGTAGTACGGAGCTGGCCAGGACGGTGAAGGCCACGCGTGACCAGCTCAAGGAGCTGAACCGCACCCAGGCGAACATCGCCGGCTTCCGCAAGTTGTCCAAGGATGCCGCGATCACCGAAAACCAGTTGAGCGCCACACAGGCGCGCGTGAAAGCACTGGCGCAGGAGATCGCGGCGGCCCACAAGCCCACGGCGGCCATGTCGCGAGCCTTTCAGACGGCGGTACGCGAGGCGCAGGCGCTCAAGCAACGCGGCAGCGCGCTGCAGCAGAACCTTTCAGCCGTGCGCGGCCGGCTCGATGCAGCGGGCATCAGCACGACGAACCTCGGCCAGGCACAGCGCGACCTGCGCGGCCGCATCGACACCACTACACAGGCGCTGGCGCAGCAGCAGGCGCAGCTCCGCGCGGTGGGAGAGCGCCATCGCGCACTGGCCGCCGCGCAATCCCGGTACCAGAGGGGCATGGCCGCCAGGAATGCCATGCTCAACGCTGGCGCCTCCACGGCGGCGGCCGGCGGCATTGTGCTGACTCCCATCGCGAAGGCGGTCAAGGACTACGTCACGTTCGAAGATGCGATGCTCGGCGTTGCGCGGCAGGTCGAGGGCGCGCGGGATCCCAGCGGGAAGCTGACGGACGTCTACTACGACATGGCACGGCAGATCCAGCAGCTTGGCAAAGAGCTGCCCATCCCCACCGCGCATATCGCGGAGATGGTGACGGCCGGCGCGCGTATGGGAGTGCCGCGTAGCGAGCTGATCGAGTACACCCGCACGGTGGCGATGATGGCTACCGCTTTCGACGCGGTGCCGGACGAGATCGCCGAGAGCATGGGCAAGGTCGCCAAGAACTTCCGGATCCCGACCAACGCCATCATGGGTCTGGCCGATACGATCAACTATCTGGACGACAACGCGATCAGCAAGGGCGACGACATCATCAACGTACTGAACCGCACGTCCGGCGTGGTCTCCGGCGTGGCCATGTCGGCCAGGGACGCCGCCGCGCTTGCCTCCACGCTGCTCACACTGGGCGAGCGCACCGAAACGGCCGGCACCGCCATCAACGCCATCACCCAGAAATTCGCGGCGGCCGAGAAAGGCACGAAACGATTCCGCTCCGCTGTCGACGAGATAGGGCTCACCACGACCGAGATCCAGTCCGGCATGGCCACCGATGCTACCGGCACGCTGTTCAAGGTAATCGATGCCATCCGGAAGCTGCCCAGCGACAAGCGCATCGGCGTGATGGTGGAACTGGCCGGCATGGAGCACTCCGACACGCTGGCAAAGCTGGTCGACAAGCCTGACCAACTTCGCCGCCAGCTCGATCTTGCCAATGGCGCCAAGGCGCAGGGGTCCATGTCTCGCGAGTTCGACGCGCGGCAGGAAACGATCTCTGCTCGCTGGCAGCGGCTGCAGAACCAGCTCTTCAACACCAGCAGTGCGGGCGGCGAGGCGCTGCGCTCCACGCTGGTGGGCCTGATGGAAACCATCGGCCGCGTGGTGGACCGCTTCGACGCCTTTGCCCAGGCGCATCCGCAACTCGTGGGGTGGCTCCTCAAAGGGGCTGCCGCTGTCGGCGTGCTGCTGACGGTGCTGGGTGGCCTAACGCTGGCGCTGGCGGCAGTGTTCGGTCCGCTGGTAATCGTGCGTTATGGGATGGCGATGCTGGGTATCCAGCTTGGCGGCGGGGTTGGCATCGCAACGCGGCTGGCCGGAGCGTTCAACTTCTTGATGAAGACGCTGGCGATCGTAGGACGCGCGCTTCTGCTTAATCCCATTGGCCTGGCAATTACCGCCATCGCGCTTGCTGCCTTCGTGCTAATCAAGTACTGGGAGCCGATCAAGGCGTTCTTCTCCGGGCTGTGGTCAGAGATCAGTTCGGCCTTTCAGGGAGGGCTTCGCGGCGTGCTGTCGCTGATCGCGAACTGGTCGCTGCACGGCGCCATCTACAGCGTGGTGGCGCCAGTGCTGCGCTGGTTCGGCATTGACATGCCCGCCCGCTTCAGCGACTTCGGCGCCAACCTGCTCGACGGCCTGGTGAACGGCATTCGAAGCCGGCTCGCAAACGTGCGTGCGGCCATCACCAGCATTGGCGACAGCGTAGCCAACTGGTTCAAGGACAAGCTCGGTATCCGCTCCCCCAGCCGCGTTTTCGCCGCGCTCGGCGGCTTCACCATGCAGGGGCTGGAGCAAGGGCTGGCGGCCAACCAGCGCGGGCCGGTCGACGTCATGTCGAAGGTCGCCAGAGTCCTGGCCGGCATCGGCGCTGGCGTTGCCGTCGGCGCGAACCCGGCCACGGCAGGCGTGCGCATCGACAGTCGCCCGCCCATCGCCTCCCCCGCCCGCTCCGCACCGGCGGCAACGCCTGCCGCGTCCACGCCGGTCGTGATCCACATTCACCCGCCGACGGGCACCAATGAGCAGGCGATCGCCCGGATGGTAGCCACCGAGATCCAACGCCTGGACGCGCAGAAGAGCGCGCGCCTGCGTTCCCGCCTGACCGACAAGGACTGACCATGATGATGGCCCTCGGGCTCTTCGTCTTCGCCATGGAGACCGCGCCCTACCAGGAGTTCCAGCAGCAGATCGGCTGGCGGCACCCGTCGAACAACCGGGTCGGCCGCCGCGCGTCGCGCCAGTACACCGGGCCCGACGATGAGACTGTGACGCTCGCCGGCGTACTGCTGCCTGAGCTGAGCGGCGGCGACAACACGATCGAGGTGCTGCGGCAGATGGGCGACACCGGCCTGTCCTACGTGCTGATCGAGGGCTCCGGCCGCTACTACGGCATGTTCGAACTGGACTCGCTGTCCATCACCCGTACCCTCTTCTTCAAGGACGGCAAAGCCCGCCGCATCGAGTTCTCGCTGAAGCTGACGCGGGTAGATGGCGTGCTCGAGCAGATGGTCGGCGAATCGGTACTCAGCGCCACGTCCAGCGTCCTCTCCAGTCTGTGACGATGATCGACCTGCCCGCCTCCACCGACGCGGTCATCGGCACCGCCGCCGTGCCCGTCTATCGCCTGACACAGGGCACGACCGACCTGACCCAGCGCTTTCAGGGTCGGCTGATTTCCCTGACGCTCACCGACAATCGTGGCTTCGAGGCCGATCAACTGGACATCGAGCTGGACGATGCCGACGGCCTGCTGGATCTGCCCGAGAAAGGCGCGACGCTGTCACTGGCGCTGGGCTGGCAGGACACCGGTGTGGTGGACAAGGGCCAATACAAAGTCGACGAGCTGGAGCACGCGGGCCCACCCGACCGGTTGACAATCCGCGCGCGTAGTGTCGACCTGTCGGGTGGCATGGTCACGCGCAAGGAACGCTCTTTCCGCGGCCAGACCCTCGGCGCCATCATCGGCGCCATCGCTGCCCAGAACGACCTCGCCGCAGTCGTGGCCTCCGCGCTGGCCGGCCTGGTCATCGACCACATCGACCAGACCGGCGAGTCCGACGCCAACTTCCTGACGCGCCTGGCCAAGGACCACGACGCGATCGCCACCGTCAAGCAGGGCAGGCTCCTGTTCATCCCGACGGGCGCGGCACAGAGCGCATCTGGCATCCCCCTGCCCACAGTCGAGATCACCCGCGCCAGCGGCGACACCCACAGCTTCCTGATCGCTGATCGGGAGAACTACAACGGGGTCAAGGCGTACTACCAAGACGCGCGGCAGGCGACACGCGGTGAAGTGGTGGTTGATGCGGCGAACGCGGTGAAAGTGGCAGACAAGCCCGGCCCAGACCAGAAAAAAACCGTGGCCGATGTCCTGGCGCACGCGGACCCCGACAACGTGAAGGTGCTGCGGCATACGTATGCCACGAAGGCCAATGCCGAGCGGGCAGCGCGGGCAGAGTGGCAGCGGATTCAGCGGGGGGTGGCTTCGTTCAGGATCACGCTGGCGCGGGGACGGCCGGAGCTGCTTCCGGAGCTACCGGCGGTGGTAAACGGGTGGAAGGCGGAGATTGATGGGACGGGGTGGGTTCTTGCCAAGGTTACGCACGAGTACTCGGGTAGGGGATACACGTCGATGTTGGAGATGGAGGTGAAGACTGTGGACTCGGCGGAGCGCTGAGGGTTCGAGCTGAAAATACTGTCAGACCGCCTTCAACGCTGCGAGAAGCTAATGGAAAGTGACCGAGTACAGAAATCCCACAGCACAGTTGCCCACGGACTTGGCATCAGACTTTTCCACCATTGAAAGGCCCCAGGTTTGCCATGTCGGCAGCATGGCTTACTCTTGATCTTGTCTGCGTCAGCTGGTTACCTAGTCGTCAGCAGATAAAGATTTGTACATAGCCTTCAGCTCAGAAAGCGATACGCTGATTCCGCGACTACCGAGTGCTACGTGGCGTTCGTTAAGGAGTCGCTCTAGCGGCGCGTTCTTCTCCGCCGCAGTACCGTGATGCAGCTTTCGATGGCAATTTGGACACAAGGCAACGATGTTTTCTTCCACATCAAGACTGTGAGCAAAGCGCCCTTGGTAGCTGAACGGAACTACGTGATGTGCCTCAACATAGTTCTTCTTTGTCTTTCTAGACATGAAGGATATATGAGGGTCATCCTCAGTGGCGAAAGCACAGATGTGCCTAGACATAGCGAGGGCTCGCCCAAGGATACGCGGAGAACGTACGTATTTTCGCTTACCCTTTGATTCTCCCATCTCCGGCGGGGGTTGGGGCCCGGTGGTAGCGGGATAAACGTCTACCTCCCCCTTGGCATCCTCGCCGTAGACAGCAAACGATTCCACAGCCTCTTGGAGAGCCTCATCAGAAATTCCGACATCGAGATCCACAAGGGACTTCGGGTACCGCTCGGCTAGATCCAGGTACGCCCTCAGCAGCAATTCGACATCCTCCTGAATCTCAGACTCCTGCGGTGTCATCCCTGTCTTGTAGCTTTTTGCAAGAATTGATCCCGCTTGATAGCCCAGTGCCAACTCGCCATTGGAGTGCAAATCTATCGGCCCCGCGACGAATCCAGGATGCAACGGCAGCTTGGTGAGTGCTGCCCGAGCACAATCTTCAAGCTTCCCATATGCCACCCGGTTGTCCCCGTAGCGCTCCCTGAAAGCCGTGTACCCTTGATTAAGAGAGAGAGTTACCGATGACATATCTTCAGCGAAGAGCGCCGCCACGTAGTATCCGTCTGTCGCCGAGGTCGTAACCGTCCGCTTGCAGATCACTACCCACGGCACGGCCGCTGTACTGAAGTTGACCTGTCCAGCTGACCCGTAAACTCGAAAATCATCCGGGTTAAGGCCGGCAAGTGAGATGAACCTCCTGAACGCATCCGGAATTCCTTGTCTGATAGCAAGCAAGGCCGGTGTACTGTTACCACTCGGTACCCGTTTGAATTGCGACTTTGTTCTAGCGTAATCAGAGAGGACGGTCTCAAGTTCAATCATTTGGCTGCTGCCCGACAAGCGAAGTGGGATATGCCGCTATTCTATCGAACGTATTCCAATCACGATAAGTCGCATTCGCCGAGCTGCCAAAGTAGCCAGTAAAGAGAGCCGCAATGGGCGATACTCGTTCAAATGGCTACACTGACCGAGCGCTGGAGCAAGAACCTCGCCCGCGTCTGTATCGACAATGCTTGCGTAGAAGGCTTGGCACTACAGCACGTAGTAAGCACACGCGGGACAACATACTGCCCGTGCGCTCTCAGCTCACGCGCGGCACAATCAGCCCGTCCTGTGAGTCACGTACTGCCGCCAGGCGATAGCACGGCTGGCAAGGGGCCTCGATAGTGCGCTTCGGCATGATGGCGGAGCCAGGCAAAAGACACGGCGACGTGACTGGTGTTAGCGCACCAGTCACGCCCCGTTCCAGCAGTACCAGCCTGCCAGTCCGGCCAGGGCCGCGCCACCTCGCGAGGCGCAGGCATCCTAGCACATCGCTGGAACCACAAAGATGCAGGAAATTCGCTGCGGTAACTGCAACCGTAAGCTCGGCATGGGCGACTACGTTCGCCTCGCCATCAAGTGCCCGCGCTGCGGCGCGATGAACCAACTGAGGGCCGAGCGCCCCGCCCCAGAAAGCCAGCGAGCTTCGAGTACTGGAGATGCCATCCATGAACACGAACGCGACCGCTCCGGCGCAACTCGACTGTCTCTACCGCAGCAACGCCCTGGAAATGCTGCGCGGTCTACCTGACAAGTCCGTCGACCTGTTCTTCACCGATCCGCCCTATTCCTCCGGTGGCCTTCATGCAAGCACGCGCGCGCAAACGCCAGGCCAGAAATACATCGGCAGCGACACGAAGATCGTCTATCCCGAGTTCCACCACGACAACAAGGACCAGCGCTCGTGGACGTTCTGGTGCATGAGCTGGCTCGGCGAAGCATTCCGTGCCGCCAAGGACGGCGGGCATCTTGTGTGCTTTGTCGACTGGCGACAATTGCCCAGCCTTACTGATGCCATTCAGGGCGCGGGATTCATCTGGCGCAGCGTGGCCGTGTGGGACAAGATGTCAGGCGGCTCGCGCCCACGCATGGGCGGGTTTTCGCAGCAAGCCGAATTCATGGTGTGGGCGACGAAGGGAGCGGTGCCGACCGGACACAAGGTGCATCTGCCCGGTGTGTTCTCCGAGCGATTGCCTCGGCCCAAGCGGCACATGACGGAAAAGCCGATGGGCCTCGCCCGTGAAGTCCTGCGCCTGGTGCCGCCGGGCAGTATTGTCTGCGATCCGTTCGCTGGCTCGGGCACATTCCTAGTTGCAGCAAAGGAGGCAGGGCATCGTTGGATCGGCTGTGAGCTGGAGCCGCGCTATCACGAGGCCGCAAATGAACGGCTGATGCAGACGGCACCCATCGCCGCTTGACGCTTCGGCGGCAAGCGTTCAGCCGGAACGCTGTGTGGCGGCACTACCAAGTTGCGCGCCGCCACCGAGTATGGAATCCCACGCTGCCGGGTCGCAGCTAAACGTGCGGACCGTAGCGCGGGGCATTGTGTCTGGTGTCAAGACAGAATCCGAGCCTTCTGCTCAGCGAACTCTGCCTCGGTGAGAATGCCGCGCTCCTTCAGCGCCGCCAGCCGCTCCAACTTTGAGACAACGTCGTCGTCGGCGGCAGGAGGCACCGACTGAACGATTGCGGGCGCGGAAGCAGCCTTGCGGAACGCGTGCATCGCGTCACGCACCTTGTTCGTGAACGCTACAACGGTCTTCTTCCAGACATTCTTGATGACGCGCTCGCTAGCGCCATCCTCGATTCGGATCTCGCCGAACATTAGACCCGTCTTTCCTGAGACAGCGTTGATCTTGTCGAGATTGATTGATATCTGCTTCAGCCCGTAAATGAGGCCCTTATCGAGGAACAAGACGCGTTGATCGGTCAGCACAATAAGCCAAGTGTTGCCGTCCATCAGCCCAGAAGTGAACGCCAGCACCTGCTCCCCATCCATCAGAATTTCAGGGAGATGGTTCAGTTCTTTCTTCGTAAAAAACTGATCATCACCGATTTCTCTGGCAATGCGGTTGTACTCGATCTTGAGCTGTTCTTTGCTCGCATTCTTGAAGTCAAACATGGTGCGATCACCTTCTGTCTAAGCGTTGAGTTTGAGTTGCTTTATGTTGCTCGTGGCGCGGCCGCCGCGCTTCTTCGCACTGGACCGTGGCGACCCATTGTAGCCACTTGTATGCCGGACGAACTTGGTTAGCAGCCTAGGTCGCCACCGAATCATCGCCGCTTGCCCGCGCCGCCGGGATTGCGCGCGGGTATCCATTGCCCCCAAAGCTCCGCAGGAACTGAATTGGCGCATTCATAGACTGCGTTATCGGGCATCCGCATCACACCGCCAACTGAGTACACCTTGCCATCGTGGTGGCAGGCAAGAGGGATGTCGCTTTCGACGGCGGGCAACGGTTTGGCGTAGACGGCATACCCCGCTGCGCCGATGGCACCGACAACCCCCAACGTCATCAGCCGCATGCCAGTGTGTGTGCGCCCCAGCCCACGGGCAACTGCAGCACATCCAGCGCATTGCACATTATCTGACGCGTTCACGGTAGGCATCGCAGCATCGTTGGGGGCTGCCGGCGTGGATCGCTCTTCGGCTATCCAACTGTCGAGCATCGCCATGACGCCCTTGAACTGGTCACGGGGAAGGTCAAGGATCTTCTCGATGCCGAAATCGGTAAGGACCACCGAATACACTTCGAGCTGCTGCTTAATGCCTGCGACCTGCATGACCTCTTTGACCTTCGCCGAAATCCGCTTGCGCTGCAATTCAGTGATGGTGCGGATTGGCGCTAAGGGCTCGCCATTGTTGATCGTGATGACGTTGCTCAGATGGCTCCTGGCGTTCGCACCCTCGTGTATTACGTTGCCTGCAACGACTTGCCCTACATCCCCTTCTACGGCTACTTCGCTAGTTTTCATATGCACTCGGAATCAATTAAGGCGCAGAGTGAGGCAGCGCACCATGGGCACTACCTCATCGACATCGAATGCCTATCCCGTTTATGACGACTGCACGCGACAGTCCTTGAGCATTGGTGTGCCAGCAACTTCGCTGTTGCCAATGCATTGCAGGGTGACCTGCTGGCCTTTCTTGAGCGCGGCCGCAGCGGCATCCTGCCCTCTGGCGAGGTGGGCCTGCGGTCTGCTGAATTCAAACTCGCTTCCCGCAGTCAACACCAGATACGGTTCATCTCCCATTCCCGCTTCGATGCTGCTAATACGAGCCTTGAGGATCAACTGCTTGCCTTTGTATTTCTGGTTGGCGGCAATCTCGTTTTCCTTGTAGGCATTCAACAGATCATTTGCCGTGACTTGTACTGGCGGCTCGGCCGGCGTCGTATTCACGCTTGGTGCTTCCGGGTCTGCCGTGCCGTTCTCCTTGTCACCGCCAAAAATCTCCGCGAGCACGATGATCACAACGGCAGCGATAACAAACCACTTGAGTATTTTCTTCATGTATTGACCTATATAAATGCCCAGAAAACAGGGCGACGTACGGATACCCGCCGACTCTCAGGCCTGTTAGACAAATCTAACGGAGTACCTGGGAACCGCATGGCATTCCGCACGCTAGGGCAAGCGACAGATGAAATACATGGTCGATTTACTAAATTCAGGTGAAATCTAATTAGGTCAGATTTTCGACTGGTTTAATTGGTGTTACACAAAGAGAAAGGGCCTGCCGAGTGAAGCGCAGGCCCTTTCTCTTTATTCAGCGGTCTAGCCCCGCTTCTTCTTGCTCATGTCGATCGTGACCGGGCTGCGCACATCGCCATGAACCACCTGACCGATATCGCCCTTCACGCGTACTCGAGGGTTGGCGTCGGGCTGAAGGCCGCTGATCAACGCAAGGACACCAACACGCCCCCGCTCGTCAAGCTTCCGATAGCCTCCCAAGACCGCGGCCTCCTCCACCGACAGATCAGCTTCACCGCGCCGGCCAGTGACGACATAGAGCACATCGACGCCAAAGTGCGCGACGAATTGCAGGAACTCAGCGTTCGGGTAGGCGGCTCCCTTCTCCCACGCAAGTTGAGAGCCTTTCGATGCGCCACCGAGTGCCGCGAATGCGATCTGCGAGTAGCCAAGACGCGTGCGTTCCTCGCGCAGACGATCGCCGATATTGGTGCATTTTGCTGCACTCTCATCGTTGACCGTCTCAGTTTTCTGAACCATACTCGCACCATATTCCACGTTTAGCGCACCTTATCACACGATGTCTGCAACCAAGACACTGCAGCAAGTTCGCGACGAATTCATCAGTCATGGCCAGACCGCACGCAGTTGGGCAAAGGCACATGGCTTCCATGAATCGACTGTCTACGAAGTGCTGGCTGGCCGGAAAAAGGGGCTTCGAGGACAGGCTCACGAGGTTGCCGTCTCTTTGGGAATCAAGCGCGGCGTGATCGTGAACGAACAGCCCCCCTCCACAACCCCAGAGGCTACAGAGCCTCCTTCGCAACGGCACGCAAGCGCTATTGCAGGAGATTGATCAATGCGGCAACCCGTGCGAATCGAGCAGGCTCTCCGCGTTGCGCTCAGTGGACCGAAGCGCAGAGTCATCCAGCAAACAATCGGCTGGGACAACTCGCAGGTCAGCCGCTTTCTGAATGGCGACCAGGGCGTAGTCATCGACAAGCTTGACGCGCTGGCAGCAGCCGTCGGCTATGTCCTCGTCACTCGCAAGTACCTCGACGCCGTCGCCACCCTCGGTGAGGTCGGGATGCACTGCGAATGCGCCCGCCAGGGCCTCGGCGAATGCAGCAGGACCCCATCATGAAAATGCTCTGTCCACACTGCGAGACCCGCCTGCACATCCGCACCAGCCGCGCCGTCTCCCTGCTGTCTCGCGAACTGTATGTGCAGTGTCCGAACGTCGAGTGCGCGTACACCTGCAAGATGCTGCTCTCGGCCGTGCACACCATCGCGCCGAGCATGATGCCGAACCCCAAGGCATATCTACCGCAGAGCAAGGCCCGCTGTGCCGGGCGGGACATGCGGCAGCTGGACCTGCTGCCGACCTAGCGGCCTGATCTTCCCTTTTCGAATGCTCTACCTCACGCCTCTGATTCAAGGCGTGTGGGATTCCTTTTGCCTGGCGATCCATGAACCCATCACTGCATAGCGAAGTCACCAGCCGCCTGCTCCGCGACTACGCGTTTAAGCAGAAGCGCAGTGGCGAGAAGCTGGAGAGCGGCCAATGCCCCTCCTGCGGCAAGAAGACGCTGTGGGCCTTCGGATCGGCCCCATGGGTGGTGCGATGCAATCGCCTGAACCATTGCGGTGCCGAACTGCACATCAAGGACTTATATCCCGATCTCTTCGAGAGCTGGTCCGACCGATTCCAGCCGACACCGGAGAACCCGAAGGCATCCGCCGATGCGTACATGCGTGATGCGCGTGGCTTTGACCTGGACAAGGTGCGTGACTGGTACTCGCAGGAGAGCTATTACAGCCATGAACTGAAGATCGGCAGCGCGACCATACGTTTCCCACTGGGCGCTGACCTCTATTGGGAACGCATCATCGACCAGGCGCATCGCTTCGGCGATCGCAAGGCGACGTTCCACGGCAGCTACGGCGGTATGTGGTGGCAACCGCCCATCCTGAACCTTGGCGACGCCAAAGAGCTGTGGATCGTCGAGGGCATCTTCGACAGCATCGCCCTGCTCCACCATGGCATCGCAGCGGTGTCGGCGATGTCCTGCATTAACTACCCTGCGCTCGCCTTGCGTGGCCTCGCGGAACAATGCGCGGCAACGGGCAAGCCTCGACCCAGGCTGGTGTGGGGCCTCGACACAGACAAGGCTGGCACCCGCTACGGAAAGCGATGGCTCAAGCGCAGCCGCGAAGAAGGCTGGGAAGCCTCGATTGCGATCCCCAAGCAGGCGGGGTCGAAGAAACGTGACTGGAACGACCTGCACCAACTCAACAAACTGGAAGCGCAGGACATCAGCGAATGCCGCTATCTCGGCGACCTGATGGCGGCGCCGAGCGCGGCCGAGAAAGCGCGGCTGATCTACCGCCGCACCAGCATGAGTCAGTTTGCGTTCGACTTCGACAGCAAGCTGTACTGGTTCAAGATAGATCTCGACGCGCTGACGCGCGAAATGGACGCGGTGCGCCACGCGCACCAGCACATGGAGGAAGACGAGATCCGCGACGAAGCCATGCTGAAGGCAGGCACTGTCACGAATATCGCCACCTGTCTGCCTACGGTCCTGTACTACCAGGCGAACGCCGCCACCGACGAGGCCTGGTACTACTTCCGTGTCGGCTTTCCGCACGAATCCGAGCCCGCCAAGAACACATTCAGCAGCGCACAGATCGCCTCTGCGACCGAGTTCAAGAAGCGTCTGCTTGGGGTTGCGCCCGGCGCGTTCTACACCGGCTCCACCGGCCAGCTCGACGCGTATCTCAAAGAGCAGATGCACCGCATCAAGAGCGTGCAGACAATCGATTTCGTGGGCTACGCGAAGGAGCACGGCTGCTACGTCTACGCCGACATCGCCGTCAAGGGCGGAAAACTATTCACGCTCAACGACGAGGATTTCTTTGATGTCGGGCGGTTGTCCATCAAGACGATCGGTGGCTCCGCTGGCCTGTCGATCAATACCGACCTGAAGACGCTCGACTATGGCTGGCTGGAGCTGCTCTGGCGCGCGTTCGGCGCGAAGGCCATCGTGGCGCTCGCCTTCTGGCTGGGCAGCCTGTTCGCCGAGCAGATCCGCGAAGGCGAAGGGATCAAGCAGAAGAGCTTCCCCTTCCTCGAAGTGGTGGGCGAGCCCGGCGCCGGCAAATCGACGTTGATCGAATTCCTGTGGAAGCTGTTCGGCCGGCGTGACTATGAAGGCTTCGACCCGTCGAAGTCATCGCTCGCCGCACGAGCACGGAACTTTGCGCAGGTGTCGAACCTGCCCGTGGTTCTGATCGAAGGCGACCGCGGTGAGGACGGCGCCAAGGTGAAGGGCTTCGACTGGAATGAGCTGAAAACCGCCTACAACGGGCGCAGCACGCGCGCGCGCGGCGTCAAGAACGCCGGTAACGAAACCTACGAGCCGCCCTTCCGTGGGACCGTGGTCATCAGCCAGAACGCCGAAGTCAACGCCAGCGAGGCCGTGCTGCAGCGGATCGTGCATCTGTACTTCGATCGCGCCGGCCAGACCGCCGACACGTTCGCCGCCGCGCGTGCGCTGGAACAGATGCCTGTCGAGGACGTCTCCGCGTTCCTGCTGTCTGCCATCCTGAAAGAGAAGGACGTACTGAGGCTGTTTGCCGAGCGCATGCCGTTCTACCAGGAGAAGCTGGCCGCTAACCCTGAGGTGAAACACCAGCGTCTCGTGAAGAATCACGCGCAGATCATGGCGCTGGTTGACTGTCTGACCGCCGTTATGCCGCTGCCACGCGACTACCGTGACGCAGCGCAGACGAAACTCGTGCGCATGGCCGTGGAGCGTCAGCAGGCCATCGGCGCCGATCACCCGCTCGTGCAGGAGTTCTGGGAGCTGTACGACCACATCGAGTCCGCTGAAGACGACAACGCGGTGCTCAACCACGCTCGTGGCGGCGATGTCATAGCCATCAGCCTGCGCCATTTCGAACAGGTGGCCAACGACCGCCGCCTGAACCTTCCCCCGCTGACCGACCTGAAGCGTGTCCTCAAGACATCGAGGGCACGCAAGTTCATCGATCTGCGGGTCGTCAACAGCGCGATCAACGCGCGTCACAACGCTGAGCAAACACACGCCCCGAAGCGCCCTGTCACCGTCAAGTGCTGGGTCTTCGAGGGCCGCTCGGGAAACAAAGGAGCGTAAGCATGAATTCCATCAAGACCACTGTATGCGCCGCAGCCAAGATCAAGGTCGAGCCGGTGAAACTTCAGCTTTTTACCCCTGCAGACGGGAGGAAGCCCTACTGGATTGCCACACAGACGCTGGAGGTCACCACGCACGACGGGCACGAGTGCACGTTCATCATTCATCTTGAGGATGGCTGTAGCACCTTGATGGGCGGCGAGCCGCTTGTCATTCCCCCTTTCACTGTTGCACAGGGAGAGCCGGCATGAGCGCGTTTCTCGTCTGCATCGTGTCGCACGACGGCGTGCGCATGGAGTTCGCTGCGATCGCCCGCACGCGCCTGGACGCGCAGCTCGGCGCACTGAATCACCTGACCGAGCCACCGCGCTTCTGTTGCGCTCACGCCATTGGGAGGGCCGCCTGATGTACGCGCTACTCAATCTCTGGATGATCGGTACTGCGCTGGCGTCGGTCTATCTGTTCAACAGTGGGGTGCATCGCGTGCGTTGGGCTGCGTTGGTCGGGCTGGTTGGTCAGCCGGCTCGGGTGTATCTGACTGTCGATAACGACGAGCCTGGGATGTTTGTGGTGAGTTTGTTTTTCACGGTCTGCTATGCGCGAGGGGTGTGGGATGGCTTTGTTCGGCGTGGGGGATATCGTGGGTAAGTTGATTGTTACTGAGATGCAGTTGCGGCGGGCGCATCGGGTGCTGCGCGTTGCTACGCCTTTTGAGGGGATGTCTGGGGTGCTGCGCGCGGCTGTTGTGGCGGCAGCGCGGGCGATGGCCGCTCGGGATGCGCGGCGGGTGGGTGTGGTGGATTTGAAGCGCCGGGGTGGTGGGGATTTTGAGGGGGAGCCTCTGGAGCGCACTATGGAGTTGCGAGATGAGCGAAACACAACTGATTGACCACCTTGCCGACGAAATCGCCAAGCGCGTAGTGCCAGCGATCCCCGTCTCTGTCCAACTCTGGAATGCAAAGCTGATCGGAAACTATCTGCGACGCTCACCCGCAGCCGTGATGGAGCGTGTGATCACGTTGCCGGGCTTCCCCAAACCGATCCGCCTGCCTACCCAGAAGGAGGGCTCCAGAGGCCAGCCGCTGTGGGAGGCCTCGGAGGTAATCGCCTGGGTGCGATCGCACAAGGAGAAGATCGTAGGTCGGCCGCGGAAAGTCGACTAGCCCAGGCGCTGCGCGATGCTGGAGGCGGACTCGTTGTAGTACGTCATCAGCTCCTGCAGGTTCGTGTGCCCGGTCATCCGGGCCAGATCCAGCGGCTGCAGCTTCTTGGCCAGGCGCGTGATCGCTTCGTGCCGCGTATCGTGGAATGTCAGGCCGGCAATGCCGGCCTTTTCTTTGGCCTTGCGGAACAGCGCATCCCGGCTGGCCGCCGACAGATTGAAGAGCGGATCGCCGCCATCGACCTCCGGGAGCATTTTCAGCAGCGTCACCGCTCGCGTGGACAGCGGGACATTTCTGGCTCCGCCGTTTTTTGTCATCGGCAGATGGGCAACGCGCCGCTCGAAGTCGACAGATCGACTTGTCAGCCCCAGCATCTCACCCGAACGCATGGCCGTCTCGATGGCCAGCAAGAATGCCACGGCCACCCGCTGCGACGGCAGCGCCACCGGCACGCCCTCCTGGTACCCCAGTGCGGTGATGATCTTCTCTATCTCCGTCTCGGCGATCAGGCGGTCACGCGGCGGATTCTCCGGCGGCCGGCGGACATCTTTCATCGGATCGTGAACCAGCCACCCCCATTCCCGCCGCGCCACATCGAGTGCGTGGGAAAGAAGCGTCATTTCGCGGGAGACGGAAGAGCCGGAAACATCGCGCAGCCTGGCATCGCGCCATGCCGCAATGTGGGTCGATCGGAGCTCGGCCAGTCGGATATCCCGGAGCTGACGCCCCTCGACCTTGATCTTGCCGATCAACTCGAGCCTGAGCTTTTCCCACCGCTCCCCGCGCTTCGTGGGGCTGATCTTTCGCTGGTAGTCGTCCAGGACATGCCCGACCGTGAACGTCTTGCTGCCCTGCCCTGACTGGATCGACCTCAGCTCAGCCTGCCGGCGGTCCGCCCACTCCTGGGCGAGCGCCTTGTTTGGAAAGCTACGGCTCTCGCGTTGGCCCTTCACATCGAGCTGAACGCGCCACCCTTTCCCAATCTTCTGAAACGATGCCAT